TTTGAGCCAAGTAAATAATATTCTGCTAATCCATTTATCAGATAGTAATTCAGACGAGAAGCAATTCAAAAAAGAGATTCACGAATTAACAAATAAAAATGTAATCGTAGCTAGTAATGGCATGGATATACCATTTTTAAAAACACCTTTTTAAAATTAATAAATTAATATGGAAACACTACAAATTAGTAAGGCAAATGCCTTAAAAGCGTATGAAGATGCAAACGCTAAAGGAAAATCACTTTTAGAAAATTTATTTGGAACCAAAATTTTTCTTAAAGATGTGAAAGACAGAGTTAAATGTTTTGATGATGTCTTAAAAGAAAATGGTATTTCAAGAGAAGATTTTGAAAAATCATGCAAAGGACTTGAGGCCGATGAAATTGCCTATAGAATGGCAAAATTAGTATGTCTAACATTTAATGAAGGATGGATTCCTGATTGGACCAATAGCAATCAGTATAAGTACTATCCTTATTTCGTTATGGGTTCTTCTTCGGGCGTCGGTTTTTCGTGCGGCGGCTACGTTATTTGGAATACGGGTTCGCGTGTCGGCTCTCGCCTTTGCTTTAAATCTTCTGATTTAGCAAGATATGCCGGAAAACTTTTTGAACAAGAAATTTACAAACCACTTTTTACAATCTAAATTATGTATACAGATATTAAAACATTCGAAGATGCATGTAAGGTATTAAACCTTGAATCAGCAACAATTATTCCTGATTTTTCATTATTTCCAGAATCAGATATAGATGCAATGATTGCTCATGCTAAATTAATAATTATTGCTAAAGCCATAAATGGAGATTGGACTCCAGACTGGACTGATTCAAGTCAATGGAAATATTATCCTTGGTTTGAAATGGGTTCTTCTTCGGGCGTCGGTTTTTCGTGCGACGGCTACGATTTTTGGAGTACGTATTCGGGTGTCGGCTCTCGCCTTTGCTTTGAAAATAGAGAAAAGGCTAAGTATGTTGGAAAGCAATTCCAAGAATTATACAAAATCTATTTTGTAAAGTAGCTTAAACAGGTTGTGTGGTGTCGTTGCTGTAGTTCTTCTTCAGGCGTCAGTTTTTCGTACAACGACTACGATAATTGGAATACGAATTCGAATGTCAGCTCTCACCTGAGCAAAAATATAAACACCACAAACCCTGCTCACATAGCAAAAAAAAACAATTTTAATAGGCTCGTTAGTAATGAAAGTGAAAGCGAGTCAATAAAGCAAAGGCATGAAAAGAATAAATAAACTATTCGATAAAATTATTTCAATTGAAAATCTAACTCAAGCCGAAATAAAGGCTAGAAAAGGAAAATCTAAACAATATGGAGTAGGTGTCTTTGATAAAAGTCCAAAAGAAAATATTAGTATGCTTCATCAAATATTATTAAAAAAGCAATACAAGACATCTGAGTATACAACGTTCAAAATATTTGAGCCAAAAGAAAGAGTAGTATTTCGACTTCCTTATTTTCCAGACCGTATTACTCATCATGCTATAATGAATATTCTTGAGCCAATTTTTACCAAACTATTTACGGCTGATACTTATAGCTGTATTAAAGGGAGAGGTATTCATGGAGCTGCTAATAATTTGAAGAAATCGCTAAAGGATTTAGAAAATACAAAATATTGTTTGAAGTTGGATATTGTAAAATTCTATCCAAATGTCGATCATGAAGTGCTAAAAGACCTATTAAGAAAAAAGTTTAAGGACCAAGATTTACTTTGGTTGATGGATGAAATTATTGACAGTGCGGATGGACTACCTATAGGAAACTACTTAAGCCAATATTTTGCAAATTTTTACCTAACCTATTTTGACCATTGGATTAAGGAAACAATGCAAGTTAAATACTACTTCAGATATGCCGATGATATTATTATTTTATCAAATAACAAACCTCATTTACATCAGCTATTGTTTGAAATCAAAGAATATTTGAATAATAATTTAAAGCTAAACGTCAAAGATAATTATCAAATATTTCCTGTTGAAAGTAGAGGGATTGACTTTGTAGGGTATGTATTTTATCATACGCATATTATGCTTAGAAAATCTATTAAAAAAAGATTTGCTAAAGCTATTTCTAAAACCAAAAATAAGGCAACAATAGCCTCATATAATGGATGGGCTAAACATTGCAATTCAAAACACTTATTAAAAAAATTAGTACCAAATGAACAACTTTAAAGACTTCAATATTAAGCCTGTAATTACAAATTTTACTGGAGAAAAAATAAATATTTCAAAAGTACTTGATAAAGAAATTATCATTCTTAATTATAAAGTTTCACCATCAAATTTTGAAGGCAAAGGAGATAGGTTAGATCTTCAGATTGAATATCGTGAGGAGCCAAGAGTAGTTTTTACTGGAGGTAAATATCTTATTCAAACCATAGAAAAAGTTCCAAAAGATAAATTCCCATTCAAAACAAAAATTTGTAAAACAGGAGAGTATTTAGAATTTACTTAAAACATCAGCAAATGATATACAACCCAGAAAATAGAATTGAAGTTAATAGAGCAATTGAAAAACTAAAATATTTTATTTCTGAAGGTAAAATATTCGAACTAAAGGCGAAAAGGGAAAGAAGGACAATAAGTCAGAATTCATATTTACACCTCTTATTCTCTTGGTTTGCTTTAGAAACTGGATATACAACAGATGAAGTAAAACAAGAGATTTTTAAAAAAATAGTCAATCCAAATACTTTTTATGAAGGCGAGTTTGGAAGATTTATAAAGATTGAAAGATGGCGTAGCACCGCTAGTTTAAACACAGAAGAAATGAGTTTATGTATCAATCGATTTAGAGATTACGCTTCCAAAGAAGCTGGTATCTATCTTCCAGAGCCAACAGATTTAGTAATGATCCGACAATTAGAAATAGAAGTAATCAATAATCAACAATATCTATGAATCAGCAAATATTAGATTTTGAAAATCTTTCACATCGTGAAAATAACATTGGAAGTCAAGAGCATTTTGAAGCCAATAAATCGAAGTTCTCCAGACAATGCAAAATAGTCTATGCGGCTCTTTTAAGGGGGGAACGATTAACAACCGCTCAAGCATTGATTGAGTATAGAATTGGAGATTTAAGACGTCGTTGTAAAGATTTAAAGGACATGTGGAATGTACCAATTAAGTCTAAATACGTCGATGGACGATACAAGGAGTATTATTTATAATCAATAAATAATGAAGCAAGAGATTAAAGAAATATGGAATCCTATTAAAAACTATGAGGGTTTTTATGCTGTAAGTAATTTAGGTAACGTAAAACGATTGACATCATTTACAAAACATCGATCTGGATCAAAAAAAATAGTTAGAGAAAGAATTCTTAAACAAGCTAATTGTAATGGTTATAGAATTGTAATGATCACTATTGATGGCAGTCGATTAAATAAAATGGTACATAGATTAGTAGCTGAATCATTTTTAAGTAACCCAGAAAATAAAAAACATGTTAACCATAAAAATGGAATTAAACATGATAATTATCTCCAAAATTTGGAATGGAGTACTCCAAAAGAAAATGAACAGCATAAAGTACATGTTTTAGGAAAAATAAAAACTCCTTTAAACTTAAAAAATGTTAATAAGGTAAATGATCCAATAGCTATAAATGGGAAACAAGTAGTTGGAGTCAACATTCAAAGCTTTTATAATGCTTTAATGAGCGGTAAAGCAATTAGCGCTAGAGACAAATCTTATGGAAATATTTACACATTAAAATATTTATTAAAAACAAAGTATAACCTACCAATTGAATCCCGAACAGTAATCGGCAAATTCAAAGAGTATTTTTTAAACCTTAATAATTAAAACCAATTTTAAAAATGAACGTAGTAGTAAAAAAAGCAGAAATCAGAAGTAGTTTATTCCTTTCTTACGAGTATGACCAAAAGGATGCAGAAGTTAGTAATTCAATCAAAACAGCATCGGATGCACCAATCCATGATGATTTGAGAAACGCTTTCAAAGCATTAATTCCGCACTTCATTTTCATTTGTGAAGAGAATACAAATGAAGAAATGATCCAAGATGCAATTGAAAATCCTGACGACTATTTTGGATTTAAAGATGATGTTAAACATCAGGATTTATTGAATTATCGAGTATATGGTTTTCAACTAGGTAAAAATGATGAATCCGTTACGATTTCAGGAGCAAAGTTTTTAGCATTAGGAAGTGAAATTGCTTTTACCACACCAAAAATTAAGTTTGATAGCACCTACAAATTTGTTTCTCATTTACAAGAGGCTGTAGATAATTTAAAACAGGAAGTTTTAGAATATATGTCAGGGAAACAAGCAGAAAAACAACAACTTGAAATGTTTGGAGAAGAGGAAGACGAAGAATTCGAAGAATAATAAAATCAATCAATCAAATTATGCAGATAGTCGAGTATGCACATGAATTTCATGTTAGAATAACTTATAACAGATTCAGAGTTAAAAATCAAAATTTAGTTAAGCAAATTCCTGGAGCAAGGTTTGATTGGCCTAGAAAAGTTTTTATAGTTGGAATTCAAAATAGAAATGCTTTAATAGATATTCATTCAAAATCCACTCAATTCAATCCAATTGAGTGGATTATTATTGGCGAGGAAAAACCACAGAATATTGGAGAAATTGAACCGCTTCCTAATTTAGATTTTGATGTCAATTTATCTTTTGGAGATATGAGACCATACCAAAAACAAGGGGTAGCCAGAGGACTTCAATTGAAGCGTTATATTAATGG